GTTGCCGCCGCTCATAATCCTTCAGAATGTTTCGTACAGGATATGCACCACGTCGTTCTGGGTGCCTGAAATCCAGAGTTCTTCGAGGTTCACTCCCGCCCTATCGAACGGCCCAATAATCAATGGCACGGCGCTGGCGGCAGCGAATTTGTAGCCATAGACCGATGCAGATGTCGAAGAAGATTCTCCAACATAAGCTGCATTCGTCGGGCCGAGGATTGCAACCCAGGAACACGGAGTGTGCGTGCTGGCAACTCGCGTGGTGGATGCTCCGATAGTCAGATCAATGTGTCCGAGTGCCATTTCAACTCTCCTTTACAACCATCCGAGGTGTTTCCTGCCCGGAAGCCTTCCGCCCTGCTGGATTGACCGCCATGCCAAGTCCCATTTGCTGTTCCGCAACGAGTCGTTCTGTGATGGTGTTTGCTCCCGCCGGCGGCTCGCCAACATTCGGAATTCCCAACTTATCCAAAAGCGTCCAGTGATCGCAAAGGCCAGCCCGCGCCAGTTGCAGATATTTCAGCTGCTCTTCAATCACCGATGCGGAGAGCAGCGAGCCGGGGGCCACCTGGTAGGTGAACTGCGGCAAGAATTCCGCCGCCCGCTCATGCCGCGCCCGGATCGGTTTCCCATGCTCGCTCGAATCCAGGTAATCGGGAATCAGCGTGCCGGGATCGAAGTCCATATCCTCGAAAGTCAGCCCATCTGGCCCGAGCACGGACAATCGCTGGTTGGTGGTATAGAACTGGAAGAAATTCGATAGCACCATCATGGCGAACTCGCGCAGGAACGCCTCCATCACCCGCGAGCGCAGCCGGATGGTCGGCGTCATGGCCGAAAGAATCGTCTCAATCGTGTTCGAGGATGGCAACTGGTTGAGTTTCGACAGATTGCTCATATCGACGTTCCCGGAGATGGTATCCATCTCCGAGATCAGGAACTCGATGGATTTTACGATTCCCTCGTCTAATGGCGGAGGCACCTGAATCGCTACGCCTTTACCGGCCAGCATGTTCGACCGGATACGCAGGCCAGCCTTGCGGGTATCGATGGCATCGAATGCCGCCTTCGACATCGAATTCGCATCGCCCAACACATCGGGCCGCGCTACTTTTTGGTTGCGGTCCGCAACCACGCGAAGCAATTTTGTCAACTCTTCCTGTAACGGCAGAAGGTCCCAGAGCGGCGCCTTTCCGATCCACGTCCAGGGCCAGGGATCGAGTGTCAGTTTGCTCAATGGGAACTTGCCATGCCAATACGGGGAAGGCTCATCGCGCAGGATGATTGATCTGGTAAATATGATGCGGCGCTTCCGTGGATATTTCGGCTCTCCCGGCTTCACCGCATAGCCGTTCGCGTCATCACCCATCCAGATTGGGCCGAGCGAATCGTTCGTAGCGGGATCTTTGACATACAGGATGAACAGGTCGCAGGTTGGAATGGCGAGATTCGCTGCCGCGCGGTTGAGCGACGCCTGCCGCTCGGCGAATGGCGAGACATTGAGGCCGACCCGCTCCATGAACTGCGCGAAGCGGCCCTGTTTCTGCATCTGCGCCATCGTCGCATCGCGATCCGGCTTGATGAATTCCGCTTTGTCGGCATACATTGCCCGCAAGTAATTCGAGGTCCGCTCGCGCCGCACCATGACCGCGAAGCAATCCTGCAAGCTGATATTGGAATTGGGCCGAATCGGCAGTACGTCGCGGGGGTCTTCGCCGATCATATCGAGATCGTTGATTTCCCTGTTGTAGGTCAGGTGCGTATAGCCGGAACCACCCACTTCGGCATATTTGATTACGTCCGAGAACCGCAGGTCAATCATCCTCCCGGTCCACCACTGGGAAGCCAGTTTGTTTCCCATCTCGGCCTGCTGCTCGAATTTCCTGTTCTTGGTTTTGAATTCCCAGAATGGCTTGGTGTCGGTCAAAGCAGCCGATAAATTGAGTGCGATATGTCCGAAACGGTTGGAAGTAACCCGCGATAATTGGGTGGTGCGGAAATCTTCATCCGTGCCCATGATGGTGCGGATGCATTTGTCGGTTTTATCGAATCCGGGTTGCGCCCGCAGGAAGGCTTCCGACTCTTGCAGCGCTTCCTTGGCCCAATCGAGCACTTTATCCTGATAATTGGACTCGGGAACCGAGATTTTCTCTTCCGGCAATGCGTTTACCCTTCTGAATCGTCAAGGCCGCGCCCGGAGTTGCGGTCATAGGCGACCACTTCGCTCATGGCGCCGGTGCGTTCGTAATGTTTTTCGAGTTCGCGCACCGAGCGCATCACAATCCGCTCGCAACCCGCCGGAGTGCGTTTCCGGTTGGAGCCGGGATAGATATATTTCCCGTCCGAGACCCGGCGGAAGACCACCGCAGCATCTTTTTCCTCCACCACTCCCAAAAAACTCTTTTTGGTGAACAACCGCATCTCGTTGCCGCATTCCAAATGAATTAAACGATCAGGAACTCCGTTGCGGAACGGGAGATCAATGATCTCGGTATTGCACGGATCGCAGCGCACATCCCAGAAGATCACCAGGTCCCTCCATAGTCGCCAAGCGCGCGCCGCACCTCGCGTTTGATGACATCCGCTTCAGACTCATTCGAAGCCTTCGCGGCATTGATGCCCTTGAGGGTCTGCGCGTCAATGGCGATATTCACGCCGCCGACTTTGATGCTGAGCAGCGTTTTGATGGCATCGAGCGCTTGTTTGGGGTTGTGGAACAGTTTCCCGCCGAAAAGAGTCTCAAGCTCCTGTCGGGCCATGTCGTCAAAATACAATGGCCGTTCGGAATCCCAGTTTTTAGCGGTGTGCAATCGCTTCACCATCAATTCTTCGATAAATTCTCCGGTATCGAGCGCTTCGGCCTCGAATACCTTCACCAAATCTTCGGGGATGTCCAATTTCAGGCGCACCAGTTGTTTTGTGTCCATAACACACTCTTCTATAGCACTTTGTTGAGTTGGAGTCTATGAAAAATCTATCGAGGCAGCGTCTTGATACTAGCTATCGAGCAGCGAGGCAAACTTTTCCTCCCACTGTTCGTACATATTGTCGCTCGTTATATCGCTCGCCTGCCACGGAGCCGCCTTATCGTTCTTCTCGACATCAATGGCCGCCTGGTCGATCTGGTTGGTCCAGTCGTGTGCCGCCCAGATGGCCAGAAAGAAAGCCCGCACACGGTCATCGTGGCGGCCCCACTTGGCCCGGAGGCTCATTTCGATCCAATCGGCGGTGCAGTCGGTCATCTCTTCGATGAGGTAGGGAGAATGGACTGTGATGAGGTTCTTGTCGATATGGCGGAGGCACTTCAGAAACAGCGCCTTGTTATTCTCCTTCGATGCTTCCCAGCCGTAACTCGCGGTGCGCTTGACGGATAACTGGTCAAGATATTTCCACACAAACAAGTTGGTATAGCCGAACCGCGACATGACTTCGCGCTGGGTCAATACGCCGGAACCCTGTTTCTCGCAGATCAGGAGCGCTTGGGAGTCTTCGGCCCTGCCGCCATACATCCGCCCAAGAGCATTCACTTTAGGGGCGAGGTCGAGCGCATCGACTGGAGCGGCATACTCCGCCACATGCTCATCCGGCAAGCCCTCGCGGCCAACTCTGATTACATTGATGGCGGCATTGTCGGTCTCCTTATCATCGGCGCGGCGCAGTGCGCGATGCCAGCCGGTCTTGCCGATGGTAGGGTCCACTCCGACCACGTAATCCTCGTTTGGTTTTGGCCGCTGCCAAATCAACACCAGACCGCGCGGATCGCGCCAGTCGTAATCGCCATCCATGCAGGGAACGATCCTGTCCTTCTCGTCGAATTCATAGACTTCCGGCTGCGAGATGCCCATCCGCAGACGCTCGATCAACTCCGCCGAGAACGGCGACGCGGTGGTATGCTGGAAACTTTCCTCCGGCGTAGCGCAGTAATTTGTCAGGAACAGCGGCAACTCGCCGGACTTATGCGCGCTCTTCCGCATGGTCTCATACCAGAACAGTTGCTGCCGGTCGAGCGTTATGTTCTTCCCAACCCATTCCGGGGAAGTCTTATAAACGCGCTTTGCTAATTGCTGGGTAATCTCGGCAGGAACCCAATCGTCCGGCGGTTGCATCCGATACTTGCTCTTCTCGGCATAGAACGGCAGGAAGATATAAATCCAGTCGGGATGGTCGCCTCTTCGCACCTCTTCAGTCCAGTCATGCCACCAGTTTCCGCGTCCCTGCGCAGTCGATTCCTCGAATGAGAACGTATTGATCGACTGCGGGATGGTGGGAAGAAAATCGAGCGAGATCATCTTCGGATATTTCCAACTGGCGCACTCGGTCAGGTGCGACAACTCGAATTGACGGCCCTGGCCGAGGCCGGACGACTGCTGCGACTGTTGATAGAGAATCCGGGTATTGAGTTTATCGAAGTACAGATGCTCGGCTTTGACATCGAATCCGACGCTTGGCTTCAGCCACCACGGCAGATTATCGAGGATGAATTTGTCGCGGTCGTACAGTTCCATCACTTTGTCGTCATCGACCGAAGCCGACATGCAGCGCTGGTGCTGCGCGAGCGTAACGCGGTGCATCAGGATTCCGCGCGCCAGCATCGTCATACCCAGCTGCCGGCTTTTATGCGCCACAGCCTTGATGCCCATGACCGGATAGCCCTTGGCGGCGTCTTCGTGCATCTGCTCTTCGCATCGGGCGATTTTCTGCATCGCCAATCGCTGCGATTCCCAGAGATCGAGTTTCCCAACGCCGCCCCCATCCTTCACGATGGAGCAATAACGCGGAGCCCAATACAGGAAATCACACATCGACACTAACCGCTCGTTGCGGATGAATTCATGCTCCTCGCGCTTGAGCGGCCGCGCCAACTCGCCTTTGAAGTTGACCAGTGAATCGAGATGGGCCGACCACTCCGAGACTTTTGGCGCATCGTAACGGATGAGTTTGATTTTGGTTTTGGCCTCGATGGCTTCGATGGATTTCTGCGAGATTCGTTCGCTATACATCGGCAGGATTTTCTTTCAGTTTCCCCAACTGCTCTTCCAACTCTTCTTTGAGCAGCAAGTCGTCGGAAGAGTACGATACTTCGGGCGGTTCATCGGATTGGGTCTGGCCCTTGCGAATCCCATAGACCTCGGCCAGCAACACCTCGATATTGTCATTCAGCCGCGCCAGTTGCTTGTTGGTTTCCTTCAGGTTGGCGCGAACGATGACGAATCTCATGGCTTCAAGAG